AAATGCTTAGGCACCGAATAACCCTCATTTTTAATGAATGCTTTTACGTCTGTTTTTGGTTTTTTGAGGTCCAATCCTCGTTTATAAACTAACTCTAATTCGGCCTTACGATAAGCCGGATAAGGAGCGTTTTCCAACCACTCCTCAAATTTAAACTCTTCAGTTTTATCAAATTTCAAACATTTAAGATACTTATTACAGAATCTCTTCACAAAACGTTTGAACGACCTCAACCGTGCACGGCCAATGGGTGGCATTGCCGCAGCAACTCTTTTTGTAATTCCAGCTAATTGGGAAGGTCCATGTTCCATATCAGGTACGGGCATTGAATAGTGCTTAATATGACATCCTAAAGAAACTCTAACTGACCGACGTTTGGATTGGTCATAGAATCCCTTCCTGAATTTTGTAACACGAAAAGAGGCATCGGGTCTCTCATTAGCAGATAAGACGACGCCAACTTCAGCTGGACGATAACCATAGGTTATTTTGATTCGATCGAGGTCGGCAACCGAAAAACTAATCCGGAGCCGTAATTGTCCCACATGTATCTCTCGCGTTTAGCCAGAGCATAAGATGCAGAGTCATCATATATCGACGTCCTCGCAAACGCCATATTATAGGGTACATTAACACAAGTATTTTGCTTACAAGCCTGGTTGATGTTAGACATACAACGGGCCACATTGGAATCAATACACCATGTTTTTGGAGAACATAGATGCAAAACCAATTCTGGTGAACAAAACAAACTCGTTAGAGTTGTGCGATGGTCCAACACTCGTAAAATGTTGAAAAGACCACCCACTTGGCGAAAACGCGCCAATTCATTCGTAATTCGATAAGCTGACACTATAGGACTGGGTCTACGTAATTCAAAAGTTGACACGGTGAATTTCCGCAATTCATTGAATTCACGAGTAAGCTTACCAGCATTGTGCATGTCCGACCTGACATCTACGTCTTGGTCAAATACCACTGGCATAACTTCATCTAATGTAACAGTCACAACGGCTGCAGTAAATTCATCGGTCGCATTCAAAACAAATCTAAGTTTGTCTTCAAGAGTATTGACAGTTCTAAGATCATAAGTTGTTTTTCTCCAATACTCAGGGACATAAGATCCAATACTACCTACACAAGACTCATATTCTAAAATGCCAGCTCTATGCTGGGCTCTAGACAGGAAGTCGTCTTTTACGAGAACCCTCCCATCATTACCAAGTTCATCACCTGGCCTAGCTAAAACATCTAAGTTATACATTTCTAAAACTACATGTGGTATATTGTTATACTCAAAAATGTTTGCACCGAGCATATCTACAGCACCTTCTGCTTCAAGAACTACGTGATCATTAACAAAATCCACAGACTGGTTCTTCAGGAGGTCTAAATTATTCTCAGTGTCTATAGCAAATTCAATAGACTTAAGGTAATCCACGTAAAACATGGATGTAACCGCAAAATTGTCTATTGACTGGTTTATAGAAGTACCTACTGCATTGATGGAATTTGAGAAGTCGTCTCTAGCAACAATGCACTTTGCTTCAGTATTGGTGATTTCAACCTTCAACTTTGAAACAGCATCATCAAAACCAGGTCTAATATCATCCAAAAAGGAGAAAAAAACCACGTGTTTCGACGGGAACATCTTTAACTGGATGTTCAACAGGAATGGGAGCAGGAGCAGGAGCATCATCAAACCAATAATGGTCATAATTGATGTGTTTGTTTTCTCCAAAACTGCAACCCAAAGTTGTGAGAGCATCTCTACGTTTTTCAGACCCATCTAAAGATGAAGTCAAAGGGACGTGAGTAATCAGCTCCTGAGGACCTGATGCAGTATCAACTGCATCAGCAACTTTCCTCAGCAAACCGGAAAACCAGTTTGTCGATTTAGCATTGAGCCAAGACGAGGTGGACGAAGCCTCAGTCGTTGGCTCGAGAGCCGACGCCCGGTCTTTTACAAG